GAACCGACCGTTGTGGTGTATGACATACAGAAGTCGATAGAGGTTTTGCAGAAAAGCCTAGACTGTGACCTTTGGGAGGCTATCGAATATATGAATTTTAATGTAATGGGTGCTTATATAGGCTCATACACGCCGATCTTTCTTGAGAAAGTATCGGGTATCGAGGGACTAGAAGAGTGGGTAGAACACAATGAAGATTAAAAAGAGAGATTATCAGATCTGGGAAATGAGAACGAAGTATTACATGACCTTTGTTGCCATAGGGAAACGTATGGGCTTGTCTCGAGAGCGCGTGCGACAAATTGTTGAAAAAGTAGAAAATAACATAGAGGACTACGGGAATGTTCAGGATATTCGGGCCGCCGGGAACCGGAAAGACAACAACACTGCTAAACATGGTAGACAAGGCGTTTGAATCTGGCATACAGCCACAGGAAATAGCCTTTTTAGCGTTTACCAAGAAAGCGGCAACTGAAGCCAAGGAACGTGCGGCTGATCGCTTTGGGCTCGACCCCAAGGAGGATTTGATGTTCTTTCGGACGCTTCACTCGCTTGCGTTAGCCATGACCGACATACAGTCGGATCAGATCATGCAACGCGAGCATTACAAAGAATTGAGTCATGCTATTGGCGTAGAACTGTTTGGGCAAAACCAGATAGATGATGATTTTATTGAACTGGCTAAAACGACCGACCCATTGCTCGGGCTGATTAACTTAGCTCGACTACGAAAGGTTGACCTGCGTCAGCAATATAACGAGAGCGAACTGGAGACAGACTGGAACACCGTTCGTTATGTGGACGAGTCGTTGCGTAAATACAAGAAGATGTACAAGCTCCATGATTTCACAGATATGCTTGAGTTGTTTGTGCATCAGGCACCGACGTTCAAGCATAGGTTCAAGCTGACGTTTCTCGACGAGGCGCAGGACTTGTCACCGCTACAATGGGACATCGCGCATATTCTTGACGATATGTCCGATAAGATGTACTGCGCGGGGGATGACGACCAAGCTATCTACCGTTGGGCAGGGGCCGACGTCGATCACTTCATTAATCTGGACGGTGGCTCTGAGATATTAGAAACGTCCTTCCGAATACCGCAGGAGGTACATAACGTTGCTGAAAACATCAGCAAACGAATCTCGCGGCGGTTTCCTAAACGGTATAACCCCAAGGCAGATTGCGGCAAGGTGCTTCGTGTATCGACTATTGACGGCGTAGACATGGCGGAGGGCTCATGGCTCATACTGTCGCAGGCCGGCTATCAGTTGACGCCCGTAGCTAAAGACCTCAAGTCAAACGGCTACCTGTTCAACTATCGCGGGCATCGTTCTATTTCTGAAAAAGTAGCTGACGCCGTCAACGGTTGGGAAGCGTTACGCAAAGGCCGTGAGGTATCAGGCAAGACAGCGCGTAACATCTACAGTTTTATGAGCGCGAAGGATCGCATCACGCGTGGGTTTAAGAAACTGCCTGCGGTTCTGGACGAGGATTTGGTTGACCTCAGTACACTGATCGCGGATCACGGCTTGAATGCTGACAAAGAAATGATCTGGCACGTCGCAATGGACAAACTGCCGGAGCAAGATCGTGCGTACATCATTGCGTTACTGCGTCGCGGTGAGAAGTTCAATGGCGAGCCTCGCATTACGGTGTCCACGATCCACGGGTCAAAGGGTGGTGAGGCAGATAACGTTGTACTTTTTACAGATTTATCCCCGGCCGCAGAGAAGGCGGCACGAAGCAATCCAGACGATCTACATCGCGTGTTTTACGTGGGTGTCACACGGGCCAGAGAAAACCTTTTTATTGTTGAACCAGAAGACGTAGCAAGGAGTTACGAGCTATGAACCGCGAAGAGGTGTTAAGAGACGCAGAAGAAATGATTTCTGCGATACGCGACGAGGTTTATGGTGATCCGCTCACCAATCATCAGCGCATTGCAGGTATGTGGTCAGCAATTTTGGATGTTGATGTGCGGCCAGAGGAGGTGGTGCTGTGCATGATCGCAGTCAAAATGAGCCGCTTGTGCCGGGTACCTGACCATGAGGACTCTTGGATAGATATTGCAGGCTACGCGGCTTTGGGCGGCGAGATTGCAGATAATTTTTTCGACGCTGTCGATGATATGAAGGACATAGAATGAGCTTACAAATGGCGATGTTTACGCCAAAGACTGAGTGGGTGCCGCCGGCCGAGCTACCCGACCTGAGTTCTGCCAAGCAGATCGCTATCGACGTAGAAACACGCGACCCTGATCTTAAAATGATGGGTGCGGGTTGGGCGACGGGTAACGGTGAAGTCGTTGGCTACGCTGTCGCGACCGAGAACTGGTCTGGCTATATTCCTGTAGGGCATAAAGGCGGGGGTAACTTAGACAAAAGAATTGTAAGCAAGTGGCTACAGAAGGTTTTTGAACTGCCGTGCGACAAAATTATGCACAACGCGCAGTACGACGCCGGTTGGATCAAGCGCGAAGGATTCATACTCAACGGCCGGCTGATCGACACCATGCTGATCGGCAGTCTGTTAGACGAAAACAGGTTCAGCTATAGCCTCAATGCACTGGCCTTTGATTTATTGGGCAAAACTAAATCTGAAAAAGATCTGGTGGAGGCGGCACGTACCTTCGGGCTCGACCCGAAAGCAGAGATGTGGAAGATGCCGGCCATGTATGTTGGACCGTACGCCGAGGTAGACGCAAAGCTTACTTTGGAACTCTGGAATTACATGAGCGTGGAAGTTGGCAAGGAGGGGTTGTGGGATATCGTTAACTTGGAACTTGACCTACTGCCTTGTCTGATCGAAATGACCTACCGTGGTGTGCGGGTGGACATGGACAAAACTGAGCGTACCCGTGACGCGTTACTAAAACGCGAGAACAAGGTACATAAAGAAATAAAAAAACTAGCGGGGTTCAACGTTGAAATCTGGGCGGCACAATCACTATCCAAAGCGTTTGACGAAATCGGGATTGCGTATCCTAAAACGGAGAAAGGCTCGCCTTCGTTTACGAAGACGTTCCTTGCAGAACAACAACACCCCTTCGCAAAGCTGATCGTCGAAGCACGTAACCTGAACAAAACGTCAGGCACGTTTATTAATAACATTTTAAAATATTGCGGCAAGGACGGCCGCATTCACGGACACATCAATCAGAACCGATCCGATGCCGGCGGAACAGTCTCAGGCCGTCTGTCGATGGCCAACCCCAATCTGCAACAGATACCGGCTCGCGACCCAGAACTGGGGCCAATGATTCGCAGTCTGTTCTTGCCGGAGGAAGGTGAGCAGTGGGCGGCAATAGATTTCTCGCAACAGGAACCACGGATCTTGGTTCACTACGCACACGTCTACGGCAAAGCACGAGGGATCCCGCTACAGGGGGCTAAAGACTTCGTACAACGATATAACGACGAGCCCGATACTGACTTTCATACGATGGTGGCTGAGATGGCTAACATCGGCCGTAAGCAGGCCAAGACGATTAACCTCGGCATGATGTACGGCATGGGAGTCAATAAACTGTCCGACCAGCTAGATATTCCAGTGGATGAAGCTAAGAAACTGATTAACCAGTATCACGAGCGGGTGCCGTTTGTAAAAGGTTTGATGCAGGGCGTGATGAACAGGCTGAACGAGAAAGATGCGTCGGGCTCGATCCGATCTCTACTAGGACGCAAGTGTCGGTTCGATCTGTGGGAGCCAGACAGCTTCTCTATGAACAAGGCTTTGCCTTATCGTGAAGCCGTGAAGGAATATGGCGATACGACGCGGCTAAAACGAGCGTACACGTACAAGGCGCTGAACAGGTTGATCCAAGCGTCTGCGGCCGATATGACCAAGCAGGCGATGGTTAATTTATACAAGATGGGACGACTGCCGTTAATACAGGTTCACGACGAACTGGCGATGTCCGTAGAAGATAAAAATGACGCATTGCAAATTGCAAAAGTGATGGAATCTGCGGTACCGTTAGAGGTACCCAACAAGTGCGATGTCGAGATCGGCCCTAGTTGGGGAGAAGCAGAGTAAGCAACTGCTTTTTTTCATGACTACTATTCTCTCATCATGCCGCCCCGAGGGGCGGCTTTTTTATAAAGTAAATCCCAGGATTTTATTTTTTAGAAAGTTACAAACTTCTCATTCGGCCGTAGCTGTTTCTTGGCGGCTTCATACTTACGAACCTGCCAGATCGCTTCGTCGGCAGTCAGGTACTTTCGAGTCAGTCTGCCTTCTTTAAATTCCCGCTCGGCCTTAAACGTGTAAGTCCCAGTCTGTCTGTCGAGGGTGAGGTAAGGACTTTTAACTTTTACTTCCGTAGTGATTTCCATTGTGTTCCTCCTTTTTGGAAAGGGCATTATAACATTGCTAAAATCGCATACGGTATTAGACCAATATCATATTGGTATGGGACTAATACCAAATTAGTTTAACTTTAATGGTTGCGTTTATCGCATACATGCTGTATCATGTTAGATAAGTTGGAAGCCCCAACTTAATGATGTTTAACAATTAACTATGGGAATATTTATCATGTTGAAAAAACGTGACAACCAAGCGTTAGCTCGGTGGTTCAGTCTGCCTGTTTTAGATAAGGCGTTTAAACCAAAAAAGACCAAGCGAAAGTACGACCCTTACTACGGTAAAGCCAAACGGCTCGCTAAAAAGTTGGGGATTGAAATCATCATTGATGATCTTGGTAACGACCGGGGGTACTGGATTGAGTACGAAGGTTGGGACGATGAAAAGTTCTGTCTTGGATGGGATGAGGTCTACGACAAGTTGCGTGAGATTGAAAGAGAGTTAAGTGTTTAATCAACCGCCGCCCTTCGGGGCGGCACTTCTAATAGGGGATGAGTAATGAAAGTAACAAGACTAAAAAGAGGTTATCGCATCAACTTAAGCGATGCCGAAATGAGTGTTTTAGAATCAGTCTTTGATGAGGGTGCAGGTTCAAGCATGATTGAGGACTTACTACAATACGATGACGAAGGTGGTTGGACACCGGCAGAAGTAGCAGTCATCAGGAAGCTACCTGCTGTCGCCGGACATTGGTTCAACATTACTGAAGACAGGAGGGGGTAAGTAATGAGCATTAGAACCATCAAAGTAAATAAAAGGATAGCCGCAGGCTTGGAATGGGTCTTAGGCGAAGGGTCTGTTT